CCATTGGCGGTTGCTGGCCCATTGGCGGTTGCTGGCCCATTGGCGGCTGCTGGCCCATTGGCGGCTGTTGACCGGTTCCAGGCATTCCCGCGCCGCCCGATGCAACGGGTGTTTGTGAAGCACCGGCTGGCAACTGATATTGCGAACCGCCAAACAATTGTTGCGCATCTGGCCCATTGTGAATTTCTTGACCATAACCAACATGTTCAATCGCAACGGGGTTGACATACAAACCAGGTGTGTGCGTCCGATTGGTTGGAACGTTCACAACAATATTCAGCGCAAGAACAACATAATCACCGGTTTTGATTTGATCCGGCTGAAGTTGGACGTATGCACCATTTACCAATTTATAAACGGGTGGCGCGAACGCTTCAGTTGAAATTGTCAGAACGTAATGACCAGCATAACCTTCACGGCTGGAAAACGGTTGCCCATTGCTATCAACACCATCACCGTCATTGTATTTCCAAGCGAAATGTTGCGGCGCGCCGTTGGGATACCCTTGTGCGCTTTCTTTCGCCATTGCGGGCCAAATCATTTGTTCAAATTCAGCTTTTGGAAAGGCAACACCAAAAACCCATTGTTGAACCTGTTGACCATCGCGCAAAACAGGTTGTTTTGTTTGAACGTCTTTTTTGATTTGGGGCTTTGCAGGGTTGCCCCAAACAATGCGACCAACACCAGTTTTAATTTCCGTTCCCATTTTTGGGTTCCTTTTCAGTTAGGGTTTAAAGATGCGTTTGGCTTTTTCGTTCGCATCCATTCGTTTCAATTTTGTGCCTGTTTCTGGTCGGTAAGTCAACGCCTTAACCGCCATTTCAACGGTTAACTTTCGTTCCGTTGGTGCTTTTTTTATTGCTTGGTTTGGTGTTAGCATTTTTCCAGATGTTACATCAACACCGGTTAACGCTTTTATAATTTCAACATTAAAACCTTTTTTCCAAGTTGTGTTACCAAGACCGCGATCAACGCTATAATTTTCGATTATTTCACCGTTGATCAATTTATATTTTGCAAGTTCTTCAAGTGCTTCAAGCCTTGCATTCAAAGCTTTTTGCGCCCTGTTCAGACTGTCAAGTTCTGATGAAATTTGATCATTTGTCAATTCTTCATCATGCGCTTTTTCTGATGCATCAACACCATTGAAACCGGCGATTTTTGCGGCTGGACAAGTTGCGAGTGCATGGCATTTCGCGCAATGCGGCCCTGTTTTCAATTCATCAGTTAGATTTGAAAGCGTGTTGAAAACCTGATGCCACAAATGAACCAATTCATCATAATTGATTGACCATGTTTTGAAGTTTCGCGGGCGCGGCTGAACTATGGTGAAAACAATTTCTTTCGGCTGGAAACCTGTTGCGGTGCAATAACCGATTGCATGGGCGATCAACGTCCAATTCATCTTTGCTTCAGTGATCCGCCAACCATATTTGAAATCATCAACATAAAGCGTTTCATTCACGGCGCTAATGTGATCGGCGCGGCAATTTACGCGAAAATTTTCACCCGCAAAACTGCTAGGGAATTCAACCCGTCCTGGTCGTTCATGTATAATATCAAGATACTCATGAACATGATCAATCATTTCACTTGTGATATAAATTCCGTTCGGTGCTTTTTCATTTTCATAATCAACCGAATTTTCAAAATCACCAAAGCATTGTTGCGCCAACCAATGCGCGGCGTTTCCTTCATCGCGCAAATCATTGGCGGCATTCATGGGCGGAATAAACCCGCCCATGAGCCTTGAGCCGTTGCAATTCATCAAACGTTGAAGTGTTGTTGCATCGGTTTCAAACATCTGTTTAACCCCATTTTCCATCACGTTGAAAAACTTGAACCGCATATGTGATCATTTGCGGATTGCTTGAAATATCGGTGATTGCGTTCAACGGAACAGACCATGCACCAGAAATTTCAGCGGTTGCTTGTGCCAGATAATCGGCATTAATCACCGGTTGCCCTGTTTCATCACGCTTTTGCATTTGTGCTGAAAGCTGCTGCATGAAGGTGTAAAAATCAATGCCTTCAGCGGCGGGCGCTGATGCTGGTTCGGGCGCGGGTTGTGCGATCGGTGCAGCGGGTGCCGGTTGCTGATCAACTTGCGGCATGGGCGGCGGTGTTGGCGCGGCTGGCATAGCGGGCGCACCTGGTGCAGCGGGTGCCGGTTGCTGATCAACTTGCGGCATGGGCGGCGGTGTTGGCGCGGCTGGCATAGCGGGCGCACCTGGTGCAGCGGGTGCAGTAGTTCCGGCGCGCAATTCGGCTTCAACACCGGCAACAAACGCATCTTCAAGTTTCTTTTTCTTGCGCCATGTTCCATCTTTGTTTTGACCTTTGGACGGTGCATGAATTCGTTCATCCCAAGGTAAACCATCAGCGTCAACACCGGTTGCATCAGCGGCGGGCGCACCTTGATCATCATCTTCATTTTCGGGCGCGGGCGCGGCGGTTGGCATTGTCGGAACCATTGGCGCGGCGGGTGCTGGAACCGGTGTTGCAACGGGTGCTTGTGATTGACCGGAACCAAAGTGACCGGCAACAAATTTTGCAAGTTCATCACCGGTTTCAAACGTTAAAGTAAGGGTTGGTTTCATGTTTCTGTTCCTTGTTGGCGTTTCATCTGTCAAAATCATCTAAACCATGCTTGACAAGGTTGCAAGAAAAATCTTACATGTTGGTCAAGAAAGCAAAAGGGAAAATCATGGAAATTTCAATAACTTGCGATGTGTTCGCGCGTTTGGCAAAAATTTCTTCATCAAACAGTGAAGGTTATTTGCGTTCAATCTGGTTGGAAGTAACTGAAGCCGGTGATGTTATCGCGGTTGCAACAAATCGAAAGATTGCAGCGATTGAAAAGGTTGGAAAATCAACAACCGGCGTTATGAAAATGAACGTTTGTGTTGATGAAAAACTTGTTAAACAGTGCAGAACAGAAATCGCGTTCAACAGTTCAATAACGTTTGTGAACAATGAAGCGTTAAAATTCATCAGCGCAAAAACAAGTCTTGGCTTTGTTCATTCTGGTAACGCTGGAATTTATGCAACTGAAGAAAACGCTTTTGAAACTTGGCGTGATTGGTTTCCTGATGAAATTCCAACTAAACCGAACGGCGGAATTTTCAGCAATCTTGAAAACCTTGCATTGTTGGCTTCATCATCACCAACCGCATCGGTTGTTTTTCAAGAAATTATTGACAACAAAAAACCGGTGATTGTTCAAGATATTCATGAACCGGCTTGGCTTGGTTTATTCATGCCCCGTCCTGATGCGCAAACCCGTTCGCCCGAACCGTTTTCTGTTCCAGGTTGGGTGAAATAAATGATCCCTGCATTTTGTCGCGTTAATCATGAACCGGAACAAGATAAATTTGGCGATTGTTTGCGGGCTGTTGTGGCGTCAATTCTTGAAATTGAACCGCCTGAAAAAGTTCCGCATTTCTTTCATGATAATTGCAACGGTGAAACAGGTCATCAGCGGTTGCGTGATTATCTTGAAACACAAGGTCTTGTTCCGTTTGTCGCATATTATCCAGGTTCAGAAAGCCTTGAAGATATTTTGAACATTCAAGCGGTGCAAAACCCTGATGTTCATTTTGGTTTATTTTGTTCAGCGGGCGGCGGTGATCACATTGTTGTTTGCTGCAATGGCAAGGTTGTTCACAATCCGTCATGGGTTCAAAGCAAAGTTTCAGGTCCGAATTCAAACGGATTTTGGGGAATTATGGTGCTTGTCAAATGTTGATTAAGAATGGTCAATTCTGGTTGGGTGATTGTCTTAAACTGATGAAAGACATTCCCGATGGTTCTGTTAATATGGTCATTACATCGCCACCATATGACAATATCAGAACATATGAAGGTTCTTTGAATTGGTCTTTTGATGTTTTCAAACCAATTGCGAAGGAATTAACACGCTGCATTTCTAAAGGTGGTGTTATTGTTTGGAATGTTGGTGATGAAACAATCAATGGAAGTGAAACAGGTTCCAGTTTTAGACAGGCTTTATATTTCAAAGACGAATGTAATCTGAATTTACATGATACAATGATTTGGCAAAAATCTACATTTTCAGCGGTTGGTGCTTTGAAAGTAAGATATGCACCTGTTTTTGAATATATGTTTGTTTTTTCCAATGGAAAACCAAACACTTTCAATCCGATTAAAGACAGAAAAAATATTCACGCAAATGTTGAACATCATGGGACAGTGAGACAAAAAAACGGTTCAACAATTGCGGTCAATGGAAAAGGTAAAAAAACAATCAATGAATTTGGGCAGCGTTTCAATGTTTGGAAAATAAATGAAGAAAAAAATAGTAAGAAACATGGTCATCCCGCAATGTTCCCTATTCAAATTGCAAATGACCATATCATTTCATGGTCAAACCCTGGTGATCTAGTCCTTGATCCGTTTTCCGGTTCTGGAACAACAGCGGTTGCGGCGGAACAGTGCGGGCGCAAATGGATTTGCATTGAACAGTTGCCTGAATATTATTATCCGGCGATCATGCGGGTTGCAGGGTTATGACCATAGTTTTGCGCGATGATCAATTGAAGCTGAAGTTTGGCGTTTATTCCGGTTGGAGTTTCGGCAATAAAAACATGCTTGCCGTTTTGCCAACGGGCGGCGGAAAATCAATTGTAATGAGTGATATTATTCTTGATAAAAACAACCTTGGTTGTCGGCAGGTTGTAATGGCGCACCGAACAGAACTTGTTGGTCAAATGTCAGTTCACGTTGCGCGGCGCGGAATTAAACACCGAATTATTGCGCCGAAAAATGTTGTTCGGCAAGTCATTGATGAACACCGGCGCGAATTCAACGGTTATTCATTCATTAACCCTTCAGCGAATTGCGCGGTTGGTGGTGTTGACACAATTAATTCACGCGCCGATGAATTGAAATCATGGGCTGAACAGCAAGAACATTGGTATATTGATGAAGCGCATCACGTTCTTGTCAATAATAAATGGGGAAAGTGCGCGGCGATGTTTCCTAATGCTTTCGGGCTTGGTGTAACTGCAACACCAGAACGCGCCGATGGTCAAGGGCTTGGTATTCATTCAGACGGTGTTTTTTACGATATGGTTAAAGGTCCAACCATGCGCGAATTGATTGATATTGGGGCGCTATGTGATTATGAAATTGTTATTCCAGAAAGTGATTTTGAAGTTCCGGCTGATGTTACACCGTCCGGTGATTACTCGCAAAAGAAAATGCGTGAAGCGTCAAAGAAATCACATATTGTTGGCGATGTTGTCAAAGAATATTCACGTTATGCAATGGGAAAGCGCGCAATTGTTTTCGCAACAGATGTTGAAACGGCAAACGAAATTTCCAAAAACTTCAATGCACAAGGAATTCTAGCCGCATCGGTTTCAGCGAAAACACCAGGTGAAGTAAGGGCTGATTATATCCGGCGATTTCGTGATGGTCGATTAACCGTCCTGGTGAACGTTGATTTGTTCGGTGAAGGGTTTGATGTTCCGGCTGTTGAAGTTGTAATAATGGCAAGACCAACGGCAAGCCTTGCGGTTTTCCTTCAGCAATTCGGGCGGGTTTTAAGAACGCTGAAAGATAAAGATTTCGGTCTTGTTATTGATCATGTTTCAAATTGGAAACGTCACGGTTTTCCAGATAAGCCGCGATATTGGACGTTAGATCGGCGCGAAAAAAGAGCGAAAAAAGAACCTGATCCTGAAGATGTTGAATTGACCGTTTGCAAATCGTGTTCACGTCCCTATGAACGGGTTTTTTCTTGTTGCCCGCATTGCGGCGCTGAACCGATTGTTGTTGAAGGCGGGCGCGGTTCACCTGAAATGGTTGACGGTGATCTTGTGTTATTAGATCGGGCGAAACTTGAAGAATTGCGCGCGGCGATGGAATTACCTTCACCCGCTGATGTTGCACAAAGAACAGCATTTGTTGCCGGTGATTTCGCTGGAAAGGCGGCGGCAAATAAACAGATTGAAAGAATTCAAGCGCAACAATTGTTAACTGAAAAAATCAATCAATGGGCAGGAATTCAACGCGCGAAAGGTCGTGATGATCAACAAAGTTATCGGCGGTTTTATCTCACAACCGGCGTTGATGTTCTTTCTGCATTGGCGCAACCGCGCGCCGCAATGGAAAACTTAACAACTAAAATTGAAGGATGGATTGAAAATGTCAACTGAAATTTGCGCACATGGTGTTTCACTCGAAACTGTTTGTTTTGATTGTGTCAACCAATCAACTGAAACACCAACTGGAATTAACACTTGCGTTCATGGAACACACAACAGCTTACCTTGTGAAAAATGTTCATCACATCTGAACCAAAATCAAATGACTGTTCCAGGTTATGAAAATCTTGGTCGCATTCTTCAGGGTGCTTATGATCAAAGTGCAAAAGGAAAAGGTAAACACCGCCATGCGAACAACAAACCGTTTGAAAAACAACCGATTATGGCGATTGGTGGAATGGTTGGTGTTGGCGGTCACACATATCAAGTTTGCAAAAAGGCGCAAGAGGCAACAAGCATGGTTGCGCGTGAAGAATATGATGCGGCAATTGCGGAAATGCGCGGTGTGATCGTTTACGCGGCGGCGGCGATCTTGTTAATTGAAGGAATGGACGAATGAAAGTTTTAATTTTTGGCGGGCGCAACTTTCGTGATCAAAGTTTAATGCAACATCATCTTGATCAATTTTACCTAATGCATGGTTATATCACTTGCATCATTCACGGTGATGCAAGCGGTGCTGATAGCATGGGGAAAATGTTTGCGCGCAATTGGCTTGGTATTCCTGATTTACCGTTTCCAGCCGATTGGAAAAACGTTGATGTTCCTGGTGCGGTGATCAAAACAAATCAATATGGTGATTACAATGCGATTGCAGGTCATCAGCGTAATCAAAGAATGATTGATGAAGGTCAACCAGATTTCGGCATGGGTTTTCCTGGTGGTTCTGGAACGGCTGACATGTTGAAACGTCTTGAAGCGGCTGGTGTTCCGATCTGGAACGGTGGTTGCAAATGACAACTGAAACCGCAATTCAGAATTTAACCAGGCGTGATTTTGCATATGTTGGCCCTGTTTGGCGAAACAACAGCGGCGCGGTTGATTATGTTGATGATTACGGTTCCAAGCGTCATGTTCGGTTCGGCTTGGGTAATGATAGCGCGCAAATCAACCGTGAAATCAAATCAAGCGATCTGATAGGTATCACACCGGTTTTGATCACACCGGCCTTATACGGGCAGATTTTGGGGGTGTTTACCGCCTTTGAATGCAAGCCTAGCACCTGGAACTTTACCCCGTCCGATGATCGGGCGCGGGCGCAACTGAAGTTTCACAATATTGTTCGGGATGCGGGCGGGTTTGCTGGTTTCGTAAATGATCCGCAACAAATAAATGGGATAATAAAAAGATGAAACATGGTGAAAAAATCAAGTTGGAAATCTTGCAAACCGGTGTTGAAATTTGGGGTGAAGATGTGACCAAACTTTCTTGCCGTGAAATCGCGCGCCGGATGAATTACACACATTCCGCTGTTCTTTATCACTTCAGGACGTTTGAAAAACTGAAAGATGAAATTGCAACTTATGCGGTGTTGATTAATTATCAACCTGTTGTTCGGCAACTTCAGGCGGTTGATCACCCTGCATTAAATTCATCCTCTGATTTCCTTCAATCGCTCTCTAATGTTTTCAAATGATCCGCCACCGGGAGTGCAATATTCATCCCGGCAAATCTCGCCGGTGCGCCTGATAACTTCGGCACTTCCGTTCGCAAGTTCCTCAATGGCGGCGAGCGTTTCACCATATACTTCGCCATAGGACAGTTGCAATGCGTGTTTGTGAGAAATATCACGCATTTCGCAAAGTATTTCTTTGCGAATGGTTGCGAGATGCTTTCTGCGCTCGTCACCTTTGATCATTTTTATCCCTCATTTCTGCAATAAATTCATCATGCAAGTGAACGCATCACCTATTTCAGCAAAACCTTTGTGATGTTTTTCATCAATGTAAACATCAAACCAAGGTGTGAATTCAGTCACGCGGCGCACCGAAATGTTTTCTATTTCTGCAACTTTAACCATGCGTTCAACAACTTTTCAATTTCACCGTGATTTCCAAGCGGGCAGATTGCAACACCATAACCGGTGATCGGATGAAAACCATAAAGAACATCTTTTTCATCAACAAAACCAATTTGTTTGTTTCCTTTGAAAATCTGATGTTGGTCATCTTTTCTGATCATGCGCATTAAACAAGACCCTTTTCAATTGCGGTGTTTTCATCTGTTGTTAATAAGACATAATGGCCGCGCGTCGGATTTGTTTGCAGTATTTCACATCTTGATTTAGGTATCCAAATATCAGGACCATTTTCAATTTCACGAATGCAAACAGCATTTTCAGTCTGGTGTTGAAATTGAACAGATATATCAAGCAAGTTAGATTTCATTTTCGCGGCTTTCTTATCAGATAATGAAATGAACCGTTCGGTTGCTTTTTTTGGAAAAGCTGAACTTGATTGCGTTCATAATATTCACTTGCATGTTGCAACATGAAATTCAACGGGCGACGTAATTCGGTTGCGATACCGTAGCAAGCAACTGAACCAGGTTCGGACGTTTCAAACCAATAATCAATTTCTTCTTTGGTCTTGAAAATTTCCATCAGATTTCACCGTTTGCAATCATGTGATCGGCGTATTCACCAGGCTTTGCATCAGACCAAAATGGGCTGTTGTCTTGCGCCTTTTTTGAACGTTGCCAACCGGTTTTGATTGTGCATTGCGTCTTTTCAATCATGCGTCCTGTAAAGTTCAAACGCCATGCGAAAACAAACAGGTTCCAGCGAAATCTTTCAATCATCTGTTGTCACCCGAACCGCGCAATGTTCCGCGCGTTTGGCGATCACGCAATTTATTCACGTTGATCAATGCGGCTTCAGAAAGCGTAACGTCAAGTTCATTGCATTTCGCGGCAAGATACCAAAGTTCATCACCGATTTCCTTGATCAAAAGCGCGCGGCGTTCCGGTGTTAGTTCACCTGGCGCATAATCACCAGTTCCACCATAAACATCAATCAAACCATCATCGCGCATCGCCTTACCAACGTGTTCAGCGAATTCACCGGCTTCACCCGCGCCTTTCAAGGCAACGTAAACCAAACCAAGCGGTGAACCCTGCCCTGGGTAAATCGCGGTTCCGGTTGCAAGCCGCTGATATAGGTTCAATGCGTTGCTGAAACCTTTACATTCTTTTTCAAATGCTTCAAGCAATACGGGTTTAATATCGTTCATCTTTTTCCGCCTTTTATCAATCTTAAAACTGGTGGTTTCGGTGCATTGTCGCAACCGTTTTCGGCTTGCCATTCATAAAAATCGCGGTTGAAATTCTGGCATTCTTCAATGACAACAGCGGCGGCTTCACACAATTCATTGTGAATTGAGCGGCGCACAAATCCAAGCCGATATAACAGGCGATCAAATCCGAATGATCTAGTTTTTCTTGACGGGCAATTTCTGCCCTGGTTGCAATTGTTGTTGCATGGCGGGCAAGTCATTTTAAACCCGCCTGTTGCTTCATGTTGTCAATATCAACACCCATTAAGTAATAAGATTGAATTTCAAAAACATCATCATCTTTCATGAATTTAAAAGTCAATTCACGTCCTGAAACTTCAATGTCAATCAACCGGCAAAAGCTTTTCATTGCTTTTTGCATCGCTTCATTGTGCTTTTGCGCGTTCGCAATAACTTGATTTGCTTTTTCAAGTTCGGCTTGCAAGTCTTGTTTTGATTTACCAAACATAATAAAGCACCAATCCAATCAATATCCAAAGAATTGCGGAACAAATCAATCTGTTGATTAATCTGCGCGCCGCATCAAGATCATCAACTTGGCGCGGTGATCCATCTTCATCGGGTTCAATTGCCATTTTTCAAATCCTTCAATTCTTGTTTCACTTGGCGCAATGCTTTTCGCAATTCTGCAAGCGTCATATCATCAATGTGTTTACCATCATGCATCATGGTTCATGCTTTCAAGCTGAAAATCAATGTGATTGTTCATCGCTTTAATAACGGTGTGACCGATCATTAGCGAAAGCGTGAAAACCAAAACAATTCTGATCATTCTGTAAATTCCTTAAATGAATTCAAAGTTTCTTGGATTAGTTGCCGTTGATCGGTCCTAATTTCAGACTGATCAACATAATCAAGACTGATAAAACCAAGAATGATCATGGTGGTGATCATAATGATAAAGATCATGAAATTTCCGATGGTCATTGTTCTGTTTCCTCTTTTGTTGTCACAATCGTTAAAGCATGATCAAACACCGCGCAAGCACTTTTTTGCGAAAACGCGCAAAAACATGCTTGTAAACAGCAACGGTGGAATATAGACGGGTTGAACATACTGGTTAAGGTGTTCGGATGGATAAGAAAATTTTAAAATTAACAGATATTGCACAACATTTAGGGGTTCCGGTTAGGACGCTATACCAGATGTTGAAAACAGAAAGATTTCCTGTTGCGCCGATACCTGGAACCAAACCGCGCCGTTGGAATTTTGATGATGTTGAAACTTGGCGGCTTCAAGCTTCATCAGAAAAGCAAAAATTTTCAAACGAACATAAAGTTGAACGTTCCAAACTTTCAAAAGAATATCGTGCAACGGTTGAAGGCCGTTCTAAAACTCTTTTCAAAAGTGCAAAATATCGCGCTGCATATAAGAAAATATCTTTTACAATAACGCAAGAATTCATTCAAGAAATAATAGAAAATGGATTTTGTCAAAAGAGTGGAATTGCTTTTGATCTTTCACCGTGTGATAATTCTTTTAGAAATCCTTGGGCACCTTCAATTGATCGTATTTTGAACAATCAAGGTTATGACCCTGAAAATGTTCAAATTGTCTGTAATATGTATAACACCGCAAAAGGTGAACATACTGATGGTGAAGTTTTAAAGATGTGTTCGGCGGTGGTTAAACATGCAAGACTTTAACCAGGCAACAGCGTTCATAAATGCGCTTGGCGGCGGTGTGTTTGACTTTCGGGCGATACATGACCAACGCAAAGACATTCCTGCAATTCCGTTTCGCGGAACACTTGATGAATGTTGGGGTTCAATTGTTCATTATAATAATCAAGGTTATGGTTGCTTTGCGACAATAAACAACCTTGACGGTAACGGGCGTGAAATTCAAAACTTCCAATCTGTTCGCGCGCAATTTGTTGATCTTGATAATCTTTCAGCGATGCAAAATGTTCAGCGCGCAAATGAATTTTATCCAGCACCGGCATTCATGGTTCAATCATCGCCAAACAAGGCGCATGTTTATTGGCCCGTTCAACCTTATTCAGATGCACAAAAATTCACGGTAATTCAGAAAAAGTTAATTCAGCTTTTCGATGGTGATCCACCAATTTTTGACAGTGTTCGTGTTATGCGATTGCCTGGAACCCTTCACCAGAAAGGTGAACCGGTTCTTGTGACTTGTTCAGCGTTAACCGGTTTTGGATATGTGAACCCGATTGAAACGCTTGAAGCGGCGCTTGCACATGTGAACATCATTGATCATGTTGCAACTCGCAAAATTCTTGGTGAACCCGATCTTGCTGCACCGTCCCTTTCATGGCTGGAATATGCGTTAAAATTCCTTGATCCGAACGATATGGAACGCGGCGAATGGTTATCATTCACGGCGGCATTCAAACAAGCCGGTTGGAACCTTGCCGATGAAGATAAGCTTTTTGACATTTGGTCAACCTGGTGTTCACAATATGAATTCAATGATGAAGGTGAAAACCTCAAACAATGGAATTCAATCAAAGATACGCAAGTTGGTTGGAAGTCAATAAAATATAAAGTTCCGGCTGTTCATGCTCAATTGAAACTTGCTGATAAACCAGCGGCTTCATTTTCAGCCGCGCCACCAATGCCAGCGATTGACCAACAACCGCAACCAGGTGCATCACCAACACCAGCCGCGCCACCAATGCCGGAACCGCCCGAACTAGATTGCAGCGGTGAACTTTTGACCGATCTTGAACAAATGCAATGGTTCAAGGGTTGCGTGTTCATTGAAAGCTTTGGAACAATTCTTGCGCCTTCAGGGCGGTTTCTAAATGCGACAAAATTCAACGGTAAATATGGCGGCAAAAAATTCTTAATTGATGAACATGGAAAAATCACAAATGAACCTTGGCAAGCGGCGTTGCGTTCAACACTTTGGACAATTCCGAAAGCTGATCATATTCGATTTTTACCGCATAAAGAACATCTTGATATTTACATTGATGTTTTGGGGCGGCGCGGTGTCAACATTTATTCACCAATTGCAATATCAAGAAAAGCCGGTGATCCGTCCAAGTTCTTAAACCATCTTGCGTTGATTTTACCGAATGAAGGTGACAGAAAAATTCTGTTGGATTATTTCGCGCATAACGTTAAATTTCCTGGTCATAAAATACCTTGGGCACCGTTGATCCAATCGGTTGAAGGTGTTGGTAAAGGTGCAATCAAACAGGTGATGAAACATGCAATGGGCGCACCATATTTCTATGAACCAAAAGCAAAAGAAATGGTTGAAAGCGGTTCAAAGTTCAACGCATGGATGCGCGCAAAATTGTTCATTCTGGTTGATGAAATCAAGACTGATGAACGGCGTGATATGATTGAAGTTCTGAAGCCGATGATTTCCGAAAAGGAAATTGAAATTCAAGGTAAAGGGCAAGATCAAGATGTTGAAGATAATTATTCAAATTGGTGTTTCTTTTCAAATTGGAAAGATGCAATTCCGGTTGGTAAAAACGCAAGACGGTTCAGCATAAATTACAGTGCATTGCAAACGGTTGAACAAATTCTTGAAGCCGGAATGAATGATGCATATTTCAATGATCTGTTTCATTGGCTTGAAGCTGAAGATGGTCTTGAAATTATGACCGATTATTTTTTGAACTATCCAATTGAACGCGGTTCAATTCCGATGCGGTCGCCGGTCACGTCAAGCACCGGTGAAGCTTTGCGGCAATCACGCGGCCCGCTGGAACAGCTTGTTCTTGATGCGGTTGCTGATACCTTACCAGGCTTCAAGGGCGGTTATGTGAGTGTTACGGCGGTTGTGAACCGTATGAAAGCAACCGGTGCAAGATCGGTATCACCAAAAACGATTGCAACGGTTCTTGAACAGCTTGGTTATTCCTATATTGGTCGTTCTGTTCGCCCGTATTTTGTTGAAGATCAAAGCAACCGTTCGGCAATATATCACACAAACCCGAAAGCGGTTGTTGACTATTTCGGACAATGGCAAGGATATGAATAATGCAAATTAAGAATGGTGAAACCGTCCTGGACAATTGCGCCGGTTCTGGAACAACAGCCATTGCAGCGGAACAGACGGGTCGCAAATGGATATGCATTGAGCAATTACCTAAATATTATTATCCGGCGATTATACGGGTTGCAGGGTTATGAAAATTTACCTTAGTGGACCAATGACCGGTTTACCAGATTTCAACCGTCCTGAATTCAACAGGGTTGCGGCGATCTTGCGGGCGCAAGGTCATTGCGTTTTCAATCCGGCTGAAGGTGATTATGAACCGCGCAAATCATTTGCGGAATATTGCAATTGGATATGTCTTGAAGCTGATATGATTATTCTGCTATCAGGTTGGCAAAAAAGCAAAGGTGCAATGGTTGAATTAAAACTTGCTGAATACATTGGTGTTAATGTTGGGGAATTTTATGAAAGATAAACACAAACCGGTTGGAATGGTTCTTGTTATGCCATTTCAGGCGCAAGTTGCGATTTTTGACAGCTTGAAAGCGCGCAATAAATACTATAAAAAAGTTCTGAATCTTGGCAACATTGTTCACGCGGCTGTTGCTGTTGCGTCTTACAATCAAGATGATGATGGTGCATTCTGGTATTCAATCACATTTCAAAGTGAACCGAACATTGGAACAATCATTCATGAATGTTCACACATGGTTGATTTCATGTTTGAAACGCATGGTGTTCCTGGTGGAATTGAAAGCACCGAAATTCGCGCTTACATGCTTCAGTTGATGGTTTTTGATGTTTGTGAAATCTTTAAAATTCCAACGTAAATCGGCGCGGCTCAATTCCAGTAAACTAGAAGAACCGCGCCGATCACCTGCCCCAAGCGGTTTCTTTGAATATCAATCGGGCGGCGGTGTGTCAACCTTCAGCGGATAAATTCTTGACAAAATTTCCAATGAAAGATTTTCTTCATCTGGTTTAAGTTTTACCAAATTAATTCTTTTTGGTGTGTGTGATCCAGCCGGTGCTTTGCCTGGTTGTTCAGCATATTTAACAGGGTTGAAAGTTCCGTTAAATGTCTTTTCATAAACAAAATATTTCATATCATCACCGTCATAAAACATTCAAGTGTTAAGTTGTGCGTATGAAAGAACCAATCAACGGTTTCCATGCATTCAAGCAATGTTGGATATAAACCAAAACTGTTCATGTTTCCGAAAGCATTCCACATCATATTTTTACACCTTCATTTTCAAGTTTATCGGCAACCATTTTGAAGAAATCATGAAGCGTTGAAAGTTCATCATATTTTTCCGGCATGGTTGCTTGTTTCCGAATTGCCAACAACTGATTAACCCGCATTTGGTTCATCAGAAACGCGGCTTCAACGTTGGATAATTTTAAAGTTATCATTTCAACAATCCGCATCAAAAAATTCATTTGAAAAATATGAAGCACCTGCAAACGCGGGCCAAAATAAACCGTATGCAAAACCGTCTATAAAAGCAATATCATCATTCGTTTCACATTGAAGCTTATATTCCATGTTCACCGCGCCAATTGCACCAAGGAAACCAGCAATGTAAATAAACAAAATAAAAATTTTCATTTTTCTAACTTTCTGAAAGTTTTATCATTTAATTCCCAATATCCAACACCGCTTTCTTCAAACATCATTCTGGACGTTTCGCGGCTATCATCCAACCATTGCCGATCTGTTCCGATGGTGTAAACCTTTTCAACACCGGCTTGAATTATCGCGCCGGTGCAATTACAACATGGCGGGTGTGTTGAATAGAGCGCGCAACCTTTAACGCTTGCCGATGCGTTGAAAATCGCGTTCGCTTCAGCATGTTGAACAATCTTATATTTCAGTTCACGGTTCGCATATCTTTCAGGATCATCATCAACACCGCGCGGAAAACCGTTGAAACCCATTGCAACAACAATTCGCAACGGGTTCACAATCACGCAACCAATTTTTGTTGAAGGGTCTTTTGACCAACCCGCAACATGTTGCGCAAGTTTCATAAATCGTTCATGGTTCATTTCCGTTCACCCTTTAACCGGCTGATGTTTCATAAATCGTTCATGGTTCATTTTATTAATCCATATGCTGAATTTGCCAGAAAATTTGCGATTGCGAAACCGCGCGGTGTTGCTGATCTGATGTTTTTGGTTTTCATGGATTTACCGCCAAGTTTCTTAAACTGATCTGAATAACCAGGTTTAACATGAACCGGTTTCTTTTCCGGCATAATCCATCCCCCCCTGCCCATAAATAAGTAGTTTTCGGATATGCATCTTTTGCCGCGATATATTCCGGCCAAACAGGGTGTTCAGCTTCATTATCTGAAATGTAATTACCATATTCAAACGGTTCAAAAGAATGATCTGGTTTGCGATAAAATGTTGAAAGAACCGAACGCGGGTTTTCAACAATGTAAGGGCATTTGAAAGCTTTACCGATTGTTTCACACATTCTTGCATGATCGGTTGCATGAACTTGAAACAAAGGATCATCGGCGCGTTTACTTTCAAAATGCTTTGAACCTGAAACCGCCATGTCAGTGCAAACCGGAAAAGCCATTAAAAGAAATACTTCATTCAAATATTCTTTTACAATTTCACTCAAAACCGCCCGATCATATAAATCAGCATGAATGAAAGAAATTGTTCCAGCACCATGTTTCACAATGCGCGGTTTAATTCTTGAATGTTGATTGTCAAAACAAACACAATTAAAACCAACAAATGCCCAGGGTTTGACAGCTTCACCAGTGAAATCATAAAGTGAAATTATGGTGTTTTTCATTCGCCAACAATCCTTTCAAATTTCATGTTTCTAATATGCGTGTAACCTGGTCGCCTGTTTAAGTGATTAGACATGGTTCCAGGAACAATATCATAATGTTTGCAAGCGGCGGCGGCATTCTTGAAAACTTGACCATCATCAAGACATTTCACCATTCCGCGCGATAGTTCAACTTCACCGTAAAGATTGCAATACGGTTTTAATTCTTTCGCGTTTTTAATTGCTTCATTAAAAGCTTCATACGGATTATCAAACACCGCCATAACGCGAACAGTCACCAGCTTATGCGGTGAAACATATTTGCGCCATGCTTTATTTCGCCGCGCGTCCGGTGCTTCAAGCAATGTTCGGAATTCACATGAACCAGAAAACATAACGCGCCGATCATCGGGCGCATATTCCACAATGTGAAGATATGCGCAAAATTTCTGCCCTGGATCATTCAAATCAACGGTGAATTCGGCGGGTGCTTCTTTCGTGTTGGTTAAGTTAAACATCATTTTCCCGCGTTCCTTAAATTAAAGTGATAACCGGCAACACCGTTCACGCTTTTTCCGCCCATGCACCGCATCGCCCGCGCCACATTATCGCGTTCTTCAGCGTTCGATTTAACCGGTGTTGTAAATTTCATTTTGTCCTATGGTCGCTTTAACAATGCCGGTTCCATCATTCACGGTTTGAACCTGAACCGCTTCAACAATTGCTTCACCGATCTTGCAAGCCGGTGTTGCACCGTCAATCATGATCACTTGCGGAACAATGCCGCCAAACCGATCTTTCACCATCACGGTTAATTTCAAATTCAGCATTCATTCAATCCTTTTAAATTTTTGACCGCGAACATGGTTGTAACCAGGCAACCCGCGCAAGTGATTGCTGATCATGGTCGCTGATACGCCATAAGCGCGGGCGCAAGCCGCTATTGATGGATAAACCGCACCATCGGTCACACACCGCACCTTTGCGCCCTGGCGGGCTGTTGTGGCGGCTGTTTGGTGCTGTTCGGCAAGCGCGGCTTTCAACGTTAAACCGGCAACGCACCATTCAACATAATCTTGACCTTGAAGCCATTGAACAGGGTCAAACCGATCAAAGATTTCAACCGCTTTTTCAAGCGCGCCGATCACCGGATTTTCAACAACATTGGACGGTTTCAGATTATCGGGAATTGCATAATATTCTTCAGGTGAAAGCAACGCATAACATTCATCATCCTGTTCTTGCGTCAACACTTCACCGCGCGTGATGATCATTCGCAATTCTTGTTTGCGATCATGCATGTTCTTCACCGCATTTAGAACAGCGATCAATCAACCAATTATCCGTTGGTTGCATATCGTGTTCACACAACCGGCGCTTCACATTCCGGCAATGTGTGTTGGTTCCTTCAGCGATCACTTCACCGGCTTCATTAACCAGTTCGCAAGGCGCGGTTTTTCCGGCGATAATTTCAAACATTTTCGTAAACCTTCTTTTCAGTGTTCCAGATTTCCAGGCGATCCATCACCGCCCGCGCGCCGGTCAAAGAACGGTTCGCTTCATTCATGGCGTCCTGATGATCGGTTGCGCCAATCATGATAAAACCGAACGGCCCGTTGTAACGGTAAGAAACCAAACCAGCGGCGGCGCATGGGCGATTGTGTGTCATATTTTCCATGTGTTCAAATTAGACCAACCGGTTCAGAGTGTCAACACATGTTTTAGGTTTTGTATTATATTATTAAAGTTTTCAGCGTGGCGATTATTTTAATTTTTGGTAATTATTTTAAAATCGTTAAATTTAATAAATTTGTTAATACTTTCGTTAATATATGTTGTTGTTATGTTGTGCCACAACAAGCGAAACCCTATTCGCCACAGAAAATAGAAAGATATATATTGTTGTAAAGTTGTAAGCTGTATTCATTAGAGAATTTTAATACAATACTATTACAACAAGTTTCTGAGCGAATATGTGTTGTGGTTGTTGTGGCACAACAAGCGTTATATATATTAACCAAAGTATTAAGTTAAATAAATAAAAACCCGTCCTATTTGGGCGGGTTCCAGGTTTTTAAATTTTAGATTGATTTTAAATCTGATTTCAAGACCGCTTTAAAAACCGCTGAACCTGGTTGCCAACCGTGAACATTATTTTCACCGCGCATTGCTGCAATTCCGCGCTGTTTGATTGCATCGCTGGAAAGCTTTTGCGAATAATCAACACCACCAATTTTAACGGTTTGTTTGTTGAAGCTTTTCGCCAAACATTGCGCGCCGAACGCACCGCCAAAACCCGCAAGAACAATTCCGATCTTCAGCGCGCGCCCGCAATGGAAACATTCACAATCTTTTTGAATATTGATGATTTCGATTTCTTCACCGGCTTTAAAAATTGTTTCGCTTGTCATCGGTCCAGTTCCTTGTTTTGCGTTTTGTTAAGATGAACATAGCGATGGTTGTTGCGATGGTCAACCCGTTAATTGCAGGTTGACCAATTATTTTAGCGGGCGATTGCTTTTGCAAGGTGATTGAAAAAATGCATAACGTCACCGTTTTTGAAATCAATCGCAACCAGGGTGTTTTTGATGTTTGCCTGTTCGGTCTTGGGTGCGGATTTAATTGCATCAACCAGGATTTCCATCGGTATAATGTTCAGACCGCTTGCGCCTTCAACTTCAATGGTCTTGTGACCAACATTTTTTTCTTCAACCAGTGTATCAAGCCATTTGTTAAAAGTCATTGTCTGTTCCGATCATGTTTGCGTTGTTGTTAATCTAGTTATAGCGATGGTTGTTGCGATGGTCAAGCGTTATTTTGAAAATAATGTTCCAGGTTCAACGCGCGGCATTTCTTCAATTGATGAACCATGCAATGAACCCTTTCGCCAATCGGTCAAGGTTTCAACAGATGCGCAAGGAATAGGAAAAGAATGTGAATGATTGATTGTTAAGCGTTCCGGCGTTTCATCGCACAACCGATCATAAACGGTGAAAAAATATTTAAATCGCATCAGCTTTGCGGTTTGCAGGGTTTCAAACGGCCCTGCAATCACATGTGATTTCTTGCCGCGCCTGATGGTGATGAAATGGTTCATTGCGGTTCAATCTCTTTTTCTTCAACCGGAACAATTAAGTTGATTTCATTAAACAGAACTTCAAGCGGTTCAGCAGAATGAACAACACCTTTTGAACCGCGATAGATTTGCGGAAAAATGGTTGTTCGCATTTTTACAGGATCACCGATTTTCATCATTCACCCCAATCAATTTCTTGATCTTGAACCGCGAAATCTTGACCGATCATCACGCGATATTTCGCCCATGAACCCGCGCCGGTTTCCTGGTAACGGATGGTTCCGCCCGTTTCCTGAATTGCGGTGATTGCTTGCCGGATCAAACTAAGCTTGTGTTTTTTTCCTTCAAGCTGAAGATCAAACACTTGCGTTCCGGTGTTGTCTTTCGCTTGGCAATGAATTGTTTTGGTCATTGGTTTGTTTCCTTTTGTTCGCGGTAAATCGCCATTCCTTCAACATCATAACCGATGAAGATCATCTTGCGAGTGTTAAACATTGGTTCAGTTCCTTTTACTGAAGGGTTGCGGGTGCGTTGTGTGTGACCGCTGGAATAGCTTTCGGCGGCGCGATATAGAAAGGGTTGCCAACACCATCAACACCGCCTTGAACCAGCAAGCCGCGCTTCTTTGCGGCCCGAACGGCGGCTGAAACTGAAGCGTTGATGCCGCGAAATGATTGCCACATGAAAGGCATGACTTCTTTGCCCTGGTTTGCAACTTCAACCATTTCGTTCATAATCTTTTGTGTTTCGGCTTTCATTGGTTCATTCCTTGTTTGCGTTTCGTTAATCTAGTTATAGCGATGGTTGTTGCGATGGTCAAGAACTAATTTTCACCGTTGCCTGATTTTTTCATATGGGTTAAAGCTGAAAGAATGGCATATTTAGTTGAATTCACTAGCGCATATCGCAAACTTCAACCGTCCGAACGGGCGTTTGTTGATGGTTTTGTTGCAAACCTGGAAAGCTTGGCGGTTCGCACCGGTTCAAAACTTGATGCGCTGTTGCGTGAACCGGTTGAAGTTGATGAACGTTCGGGTGATTACCTTGCGCGCGATCTGGTTCAAGCCGCGATTACCGAACGGGTGAAGGAAATCAAAGAAGATGCTGAATTAAGCGTTTACAAGACTTTGAAAGAAGTTCGCTGTATTGGTTATTCAAACATTGCAAATTATATGGAAGTTGATGAAGAAAATCATTTAAAATTTGACTTTACGAAATCAACACCGGAACAAATGGCGGCTGTTAAATCGTTCAAGATTAAACAGCGAATGACGCAAATGGGACCGGTGCAAGAAATCGAATGTGTTTTACATGATAAAAACGCGGCGCTTGATAAGCTGATGAAATATCAAGGGTTGCTTGATGCCGATCATTGGCGCGATGAAAATGCAAAAGCGGTCAAGGCGCAAACCCTAACCGCTGATGCGTCTGATGATGAAGCTGCGGATTTATACGCCCGTATGATCAACGGTTGATTTTATGTGAAAGAATTATTGCGGCTGTTGTGTTCAAACCTTCAGCTTTCATTTCAGCCGCAAGTTCATCACAAGCTTGATCCCAATTGAAAGAATTTTCAGGATGAAGCGGCAATTTATCAGCACGTTCCCGAATTGCTTCAAGTGTGCGATCTTCACCGCGATATTTTTCAGAGGGTTTCGGCATTTAGTGTTCACCTTTCCATTGGGTTTCAGGGATTGAAGTTTTTTCACCAGGGTTGTAAACTTGAACATCAAAGCCTTGATCAATCCAAGATTTGAAACTTTTACCGGCGCGGCGATATGCAACGTTGAAATTTCGTGCTTTAAGGTTTTGATGAACGGTTGATTGTCCTGGTCGGATTATGCGGATTTTGTAAATGTTCAAAATTTGTCGCTTTCTGTTTTGGGTTGGTCGTGCTGATGATGCTAACGGTGTAAAAAATGCAAGTCAACAACTATTTTTCAGATAATGCTTCAATCATCGGTTGGCGTGATCAAGACGTTGAAGTGGTGAAACTTGTTCAACCCTGGAAACCTGAAGCTTTAGAACATGATCAATGGCCACCTGATTATAAAGCTGTTTATGCATGGCGGATTAAGCAGCTTGCAATATTGCGTTCAAACCCTGAACTGTTGCGTTCGGCAAAGCTTTATTATTCAACCCGTCCTGATGAATTCATCATGCATTGGATGGACACTTACAACCCGCGTAAAAAAACAGGAAAATGGATGCCATTTGTTTTCTTTGAACGTCAAGATGAAATGGTTAAATTTCTGAAAGATTTGGTTGATAACGGCAACAGTGGATTAATTGAAAAATGTCGTGACGCGGGTGCAACCTGGATTTCTTGCGCTTATTCAATTCACCGGTTCATTTTCATTGCTGATGATGCAATTGGCTGGGGTTCACGCAAACAAGACTTGGTTGATAAGCTTGGAAATCCAGATAGTATTTTTGAAAAGATGCGTCTTATTCTGAAGCGTTTACCGAATGTTTTCTTACCTGAATATGAGGCAACATTTATGCGAATTATCAACCGTGAAAACGGTTCGGTGATCATGGGTGAAGCAGGCGATAACATCGGGCGTGGTGGGCGAACCAGTTGCTATTTCAAAGATGAAGCGGCCCATTATGAAAGACCGGAAAAGATTGAAGCCGCGCTTGGTGACAACACAAACACGCAAATTGATATTTCATCGGTGAATGGTCTTGGTAACGTGTTTCATCGGCGGCGTGAAGCTGGTGTTGAATGGCAACCAGGCAAGGAAATTGAAAAAGGGTTCACGCAAGTTTTCGTGATTGATTGGCGTGATCATCCTGAAAAAACGCAAGAATGGTATGACACCAGAAAAGCGAAATATGAACGTGAAGGAATGTTGCACGTTTTCGCGCAAGAGGTTGATCGGAATTATAGCGCGGCGGTTCAGAATACAATCATTCCATATGATTGGATTGTTGCTTGTGTTGATGCTCACAAAAAAATCAAATGGAAAGATGCGGGCGGAAACATTCAAACAGGTTTTGAAGAAAAAGATATTCCGAATGTTTGGCTTGGTGGTCTTGATGTTGCTGATGAAGGTGCAGATAGAAATGCGCGGGCGTTGCGGCAATGGATCATTTGGCGCGATGTTGAAGAATGGGGCGAACGTGACACCGGTGTAACAACCCGAAAAATGGTTGCAGGTTGCCGCGCTTACAAAGGTATTAAAGTTCAATATGACGTGATCGGTGTTGGTTCTGGTGTTAAAGCTGAATTCAATCGTTTGGTTGATGATAAAATTGTTGATCGGGGTGTTATAAATCTGTTTCCTTGGAACGCGGGCGCGGGTGTTGTAAATCCTTATGAACGCATCATTCCTGATGATGATGAAAGCCCGATGAATAAAGACCTTTACGGCAACATGAAAGCACAAGCTTGGTGGTCAATTAGATCAAGGTTTTATAAGACGTTTAAAAACATCACTGAAGGTATTCTTTACCCTGTTGATGAACTCATTAGTCTTGACAGTAAAATGATTTTGCTGCATCAACTTATGAAGGAATTAGCGCAACCAACGCGCGGCGAAAACGGATCATTGCGAACAATAGTGAATAAAAAACCGGCTGGAATGAAATCGCCAAACTTGGCTGATGCTGGTATCATGATGTTCTTTCCAATTGAGGATAATACTGGCCATGCGGTTTCAGGGAATTACGGCGCTTAACACTTTCATTGAACGTCCTGTTGCGTTTGAAAATGAACATGTTGATAAACGTTCGCCCGATAGCGCGGCGATGGTTGATTATTGGAATAAGACAGATGCAATCATGGGTGGTATCAAAACCATGCGTGACGCTGAAAAGCAATTTTTGCCGAAATTTCCAAAAGAAGAACAAGTTGATTATGATTTTCGGCTTGAAGCAACCAAATTCACAAACATTTACCGCGATATTGTGGAAGCACTTTCAGCAAAACCATTTGAAGAACCGGTTTCAATCGCTGATGGTGATGCGGTCAACCAAGCTTTCACTGATTTCATTGAAGATGTTGATGGTGATGGAAATCATCTTTCAATCTTTGCAAGCGAAACGTTTTTCAACGGAATTGCACATGCGATTGATTGGATTTTGATTGATTATCCAACTGTTGATAAAAACAAAGTCAAAACCAAAGCCGATCAAAAGAAAGCGGGCGTTCGCCCGTTCTGGTCGCATGTATTGGGGCGCAACGTTCTAACCGCTGAAACCAGAACAATGAACGGTGAACGAATTATCACGTTGATCCGAATTCTTGAACCTGGTGCAGTTGTTAAAGTTCGTGAATTCAAACGTGATGATAACGGCGTTGTTACCTGGACGGTTTACAAGAAACTTGTTGCTGGAACATCTGGAAAAACAGAATGGATTGTTGAAGGTTCCGGCATTCTCACAATCAACGTTATTCCGATGGTTTCGTTTGCAACAGGGCGGCGCGATGGTTCCGGTTATCGTTACCTTCCATCAATGCAAGATGCGGCTGATCTTCAGATTGAACTTTACCAACAGGAAAGCGCATTGAAATTTGCGAAAATTCTTGCGGCTTATCCAATGCTTTCAGGTAACGGTGTGAAGCCTGAAAAGGATGAAAACGGTAATATCAAACAAATTTCGGTTGGACCAACAAAGGTTTTATATGCGCCGCCTGATGGTGCTGGTAATTCGGGTTCCTGGTCATATGTTGAACCCGCTGCAACATCGCTCACATTCCTTGCCGGTGACATTAAAGAAACCAAGCAAGATTTGCGTGAACTTGGGCGGCAACCCTTGACCGCACAAACAAACACAACCGTTATCAATTCGGCAATGGCGGCAAGCAAAGCGAAAAGCGCGGTTGGTGCATGGGCAATCGGTTTGAAAGATGCGCTTGAAAACGCAATGAAAATCACCGCGCTTTGGTTGAAGCTTGATGGGCAAGAACCAGATGTGAACGTTTACACTGAATTTGATAATTTCCTTGATGGTGATGGTGGTCTTGAACACTTGCGTTCATTGCGGGAAAATGGCGATCTTTCACAGAAAACACTTCACGCTGAAACAAAGCGGCGCGGCGTTCTTTCATCTGAATTCACGCATGATGATGAAATAAAGAATATCTTGGCTGAAATTCCTGGGGATGATTTCGGTGAAGATGACGATAACAACCCCGATGACGATAATCCCTAAATGAACCTCAATTGCCTAGTATCGGATGATCAAGGCGCAACGGTTGGATGACCGAAAGGAACGATAAAATGAAAAAGAACCTGATGATGACCGCAAGCATGTTGCTTGCTTTTCCGATTGCTTTTGACAACAAGAACGGTTGGAAAGTTGACGCTGATGGAAATCTTGAAAAAGATGATAAAGGCAACCCGATTTATATTGCGGGCGATGGAAAAGAACAAAGCGTTGCCGGTGATACCATCAGCCGATTGAACGGTGAAGCAAAAACACACCGTGAAGCGAAAGAAGCGGCTGAACAAAAACTTGAAAAATATAAAGACCTTGATCCGGTCAAAGCGGCTGAAGCAATCGAAACGTTGAAAAACATTGATCAAAAGAAATTGATTGATGCCGGTGAAGTTGAAAAAGTTCGTGAAGAAATCAGCAAAGGTTTCACCGCGCAAATGGCTGAAAAAGATAAAGCCATTGAAATCTTGACCGGAAACTTGAACGGTATGACATTGCAAACCGCTTTCGGTTCGTCCGATTTCGTGAAGAATAAAATTGGCGTTCCGGCTGAAATGTTCCAGGCAACATTTGCCAAGAACTTCAAGGTTGAAAACGGCAAGGTTGTTCCGTATGACCAAACCGGAAACAAAGTGTATTCAAAGAAAAACATGGGTGAGGTTGCCGGTGTTGATGAAGCACTTGAAATCATGGTTGATGCTTACCCTTACAAAGACAGCATTTTGAAAGCTGATGATCAAAGCGGTTCGGGCAATGAAGGCGGTGGTGGTGGTCGCGGTTCTGGTCGGACAATCAAGCTTGCAGATTTCAACAAGCTTTCGCCCGCGCAACAGTCTGAAACGGCGGCGCTTGCTGGCAAGGGTGAAGTCAACATTGTGGATTGATCGGGCGTAAAACCCTGGTTGATAGGAACCGTCCGCGCTGTTTTTGGGGTTTTCCAGCGCGGGCGGTTTTTTATTTTTTTAACCGTTTACACCATGTAACATCATGCTTTCGGAAACTTCATCACCTTCACCGTAATGTTCATCAAATGCGGCTTTTGTCATATGGCGGCGATCATATTCAATAAACGCATCACTGGTTGCGCTGAAAATTGTTCCGCGTGTTTCAGACCGTCACGGTGATAAACAATTGCGCCACATTCTGAAAGTGTCAAATCATTATTCCGGTCAAAGGTTTCACCAGGTTTAGGTTTAACATTGGGAATGCCAAATTTTACATCATAGCGTTCCGCATAACCGTTTGCTGATTTTTGCATTTTATTAATTCCTTTAGTTGACGTTGTTGTTAAGATGATCTTAGCGATGGTCAAGAACTAAATCACAAAAAACGCGAAAGCTGTTGACCGTCCAGTTCAATCAATGTAAATTCCTAACAATGCTGGAAATTGGATGATTGAAGGCGCTTCAGGTTGGATGACCTAAAACAACTTTAACATTTTCATAGGAGCGCAAAAAATGCGTAAATCTTTCCTTGCGGCTTCAACCGCTATCCTTGCCGCACCGGCAATGGTTCACCAATCGGCATATGCAAACACGCTGACCGGTCTTATTCCTGATCTTTACGCGGCTGTTAATGTTGTGTCGCGTGAACTTGTTGGTTTCATTCCATCGGCAACCCGCGCACCTGGTGCCGAACGCGCCGCGCTTGGTCAAAGTGTTTCTTATCATGTTGCCGGTGCTGCAACAGCACATGACATTACGCCCGCAATGTCCATTCCTGAACCCGCTGATCAAACCGTTGGTGCGTCTTTCATGGCAATTACCAAATCGCGCGGTTCCAGCTTTGGTTTCACCGGTGAAGAACAACGCGGTCTGAATTCCGGCCCTGGTTATCTTTCTGTTCAGGCGGATATGATTGCGCAAGCTTTGCGTGTTCTGACAAATGAAATTGAAGCTGATCTTGCTGTTGCCGCAACCGCTGCTGCATCGCGGGCATATGGAACAGCCGGAACAACACCGTTTGCAACCAACCTTGGCGATACCGCCCAAATCCGCAAAATTCTTGATGATAACGGCGCGCCCGCAACTGGTCGTTCACTTGTCATGAACACTTCAGCGGGTGCAGCGGTTCGGACGCTCACACAATTGACTAAAGCGAATGAAGCCGGAACAACCATGACTTTGCGTCAAGGTGAATTGATGGACGTTCACAATATTTCGCTGAAAGAAAGCGGTCAAGCGGTTCTTCACACCGCCGGAACGGGCGCATCTGCAACAACCAACACCGCCGGTTATGCAAAAGGCGCAACGGTGATCACCCTTGCCAGTGCCGGAACCGGAACGGTTATTGCCGGTGATGTTGTTTCGTTCGCGGGCGATGCGAACGAATACCTGGTTGTTGCTGGTGACACCGATGTTTCAGATGGTGGCACGATCACCCTTGCCGCGCCTGGTTTGCGTCAAGCGTTACCTGGTTCGGCTGTTGCGATCACCCTTGCGGCTGATTATGCGGCAAGCGTTGCCTTCAGCCAAGATGCGCTTCACCTGGTCACACGCCAACCAGCGTTGCCGCAAGAAGGTGATGCGGCGCTTGCGCGCATGATGATCACTGATCCGCGTTCGGGTCTTGTGTTTGAAGTTGCGATGTATCCAGGTTATCGCAAAATAAAAGCTGAAGTTTCGATTGCTTGGGGTATCAAAGCAACCAAGCCGGAACATACCGCGTTGCTGTTGGGCTAATCCTTCAGCGTTAACCAGGGCGGGTGTAATAACCCGCCCTATTTTTCATGAAGGAAACCCCATGAATTCCAAACTTCCAACCATTGCCATTCAAACAGAAAATGGCCCTGTTCTGATCAATGCAACTGATTATGACCCTGAAGTTCATGAAACTGTTGATGGTGTTGAACCCGCTGAAGAAACAGCCGGTGAACCCACAACCGAACCAGCCGGTGAACCCGCTGAACCGGTGAAAATGCTGGTTTCAAAAGAGGGTCGCAAACACTTCATTGTCGGTGAAGATGGAAAGAAAATTTCCGCTGAAGGTATTGAAGAAAAAGGTTATGGTTCTGAAGCTGATGCTTGGTCGGCAATCATGGCGTTGAACACAACCGCCTGATTTTCTGAATTGATTGAACCGCCCGCGCTTGATTGTTGCGGGCGGTTTTTGTTTAAATTTCCCAATCTGTTGCAACGATTTGTTCAGCGTTGAAACTATGTTCTTCAAGTTCATCGGTTTCATGGTTCATAGACCAAAAATGCAAACCTTCAGCGGCGTCAAAATCATAGTGAATGTGCGGTTCTGATTTTCTAATAAAAGACACCATTGAATCACCATCAAAATGTTTTTTAATCACTTCACAAAATGTCATTTTTTATTCCTTGTTTGCGTTGTTGCGGGCGGTTTTTGTTTGTTCAATATTGTTTGTTAAGAAATTCTTTTGTTTCATATCCGAAAATTCCATCATTCAAAGGATGGTTCGGATTTGCAGGATCAAGCATGTGAACCGGTGTGTTTTCCAATTCCTTCACCGCATCTTGATGACCTAATTTTGAAGCTTTCAAATTATCTTTATTGTCAAAAACCGATTGTGAAACTGTTCTTTTCATTGTCTGTTCCGATCATGTTTGCGTTGTTGTTAAGATGAACATAGCGATGAACATTCAAATGGTCAAGAACTATTTGCAAAATAATTTCAACACCTGTAATCTGATCCAAACAAACAAGGATTGATGAAATGCCTGATTTTTACGGAACGGCAACAGCGTTCACCGCTTATCATGCCGCGCGTGACAACACGGTTCCGGCTGATGTTGATACTGATGCTGAAATTGAAGTTGCGCTTTTGGTGGCGTCCGAATGGATTGATGCGCGTTACCGATCACAGTTCCAGGGATGGAAAACAGCCGAACGCGAACAGTTGCGCGAATGGCCGCGCCGTGGTCATGTTGATTATTATGGTTATTTGATTGAAGATGATCAAATTCCGCGTGAAATTGAAAATGCAGTTTATGAAATCGCCTTGCGGCATTTGAATTCACCTGGTGTTCTTTCGATTGATTACACGCCAAGCGTTTATGATACTGTTTCGGTTGATGGTGCGGTTTCTGCAAAGTTCGCAAAATTCGGTTCAGCTTCAGAAATTCAAACGCAATTCAAAACTGTTGCTGAAATTCTTTCGGGTTTGCTGTCTGCAAAAGGTTCATCTGGAAATCTAACCGGTTCATCAGTTCGCACATAAGAAAACCGCCCGCATCAATTAAGTTGCGGGCGGTCACATGAACAGTTCAGGTTGATCGGGGGAAGAACCGCCCGAACCTAGTTCATTCTTATTTGTCGCGGAACACGCGAACAGATGCACCATCAGGGTCTTTTTTCGGGTCACAATTGGAAGCAAAGAAATGCTTGGCAACTTCAATCACCGGCTTGTCAGTTGGAACCTGCGTAACAGTTCCATCAGCACCTTTCAGGTCTTTCATTTCAAAAACAGTGTTGCCGTTTTCATCTTGCTTTTCGGCGCGATGCTTGCGGTTCTGGTTGGAAATGATGGAAGCCATGCCAGCGGCGGTTTTGTTGGTGACACCAAACGATTGACTAACTTCAAGCTTTTCAAACGGGTAAAGCGATTTGGAACCGCGCTTGCTGACTTTTTTCGGCATTTCAACATCACTGGTGATGGTTGTCAGTTCGGGCGCAATGCGCTTGGTTGTTTCGGCTTTCGCGGCAACGGGCGCGGCGGGTGCAACGGGCGCGGCGGGTGCAACGGGCGGTGCTTTGGGTGCTTCGGGTGCTTTTGCCATTGTTCTTTTCCTTTTCAAAGTTGGTTTTCAGGGTTACGTTTTCGATAGAACCGTGATACCTGTTGTGAAACATGCGGTCAACCGTCAAAATGAAGAAAAGGAAAGAAAATGTCTTTTTACGATGATATGCAAGCGGTTGCCGCAAACATTCTTAAAGAATTTAAACAAGGTGTTATAAAGTATGTTGACATTACACCAGGAACCGGCCCTGATGATGAACCTGGTGATCCAACTGAAACATTTTTCACGTTAGACGCGGCGGCGCGCGGTGTTAAATTTAAATACGTCCAAAATGGTCTTGCTGTTGCCGGTGATCTTCAAGTTACCGCATCTGTTCCGGCAACAAATGAAGCGGGCGCGGTTGTATCACTCACGCCAAGCATGAACGGTTTCATTGAAGTTGATGACGAACGTTATAAAATTGTTCAAATTTTACCAAAACCTTCAGCCGGAACAACTGTTGCGTTTGTTTTCATTGTAAGGAATTAATTCATGGCCCGTAAAAAATCGTTTGAACAACTGTTTGAAGAATTGGTTGAACGTTTCATTCCAGAAATCGCCAATGCCTTCAGGGCTGGAATTGCTGATGTTGTTGATCGGGCGATTTTGCGCGATGTTGTGCGGGCGATTGAACTAGGTGATGCGGAACGCGCCTTTAAGGTGTTGGGGTATTCTGAAGCCGCTATGCGCCCGTTCACCGCAAGCCTGGAACGCGCCTTTGAAGCGGGCGGTGTGACCGTGGGTCAAACGTTTCCGCGCCGCCTGGTGACACCTTCAGGACCAACCGTTTACCGCTTTGATGTTCGGAACAGCCGCGCGGAAAAATGGTTGCGTGAAACGTCTGCAAGCATGGTCACAAACATCGGTGAAGGAACCCGCGTTTCAGTTCGTAATGTGATTTCTGAAGGTGTTCGGGATGGTCGCAACCCGCGAAATATTGCGCTTGATATTGTTGGACGGGTGAACAGAAAAACCGGTTTGCGTGAAGGTGGAATTGTTGGTTTGAATTCATCACAAGAACGCGCGGTTGCAGCGATGCGGCGCGATCTTGAAAACCTTGATCCGAATTATTTCACCAGAACGCGCCGCGCAACCAGGTTTGATGACATTATTCAAGAAATGTTTGATGGTGGAAAAGTTGATGCTGAAACCATCAATAAAATGACCGGTCAATATAAAAACAATCTTTTGCAATTGCGCGGTGAAACGATTGCGCGCGATGGTGCAATTGAAGCGTTGAACCGTTCTGAATATGAAGCGTTGAAACAGGCGCAAGAATTGGGTGCAATGGGTAAAAATGGAGTTACGCGCGCTTGGGATAGTTCCGGCCCTGATGGGCGAACCCGTCCAAGTCATTTGGCGATGGATGGAACAATTGTGGGTTTGGATGAAGCGTTTGTTTTTCCAAACGGTGTTACAATGATGCACCCACAAGACCGATCACTTGCGGGTGCAAACAATGCAAAAGACTTGGCAAAAGAAACAATCAAGTGCCGTTGTCGCGTTCGCACTATTGTTGATTGGCTTTCTGATCTTGATTAAAGAAAACCGAATGTGTCAAAGGAAAGTTTTGCGCTGAAAGTTCATGCAAGCTTTTTGCAACTTCAGTTGCTTCAAGTTGCGTTCCATGCCCTGCCCTAAGATCAATTGCAAAAAGCCAATCACGCAAATTACCGTTGAAATACATTTTTGTTGGCGTCATGCCTTCAGGTAAAATATTGCGCGCAAGTTCTTTTGCAAGCTTTCGTTTCATTGCTTCTTTATACCGCAATGAAACAAGTTCTGAAATTTCGGTTTGAACATCATTCCACCAACCGATAAGTTCTTGATCATCGGTTTGATTTGATGCTTGACGGTTTGTTTCATCCTGCAACCGCGCTTCAGTGAAAACAAAGTTTCCAAGCTTTCCAGGTTCTTCATAGCGTTGTGAAAATTCTTGCGGGCGCGGGTTGTGGCGCAACCATTGCCGCCCGATAGTTCGCGTTGTGTTTATTTCAACGCACATGCTAACCATTTCAAACGGCGACCAATGTTTATTTTTGATCAAATATGAAATCAATGTTCCTGGTTCTTTGTGTTGGTTTTCAGGGTTGGAAACGCGGGCGATGTAACAAAGAAGTTCTTCAGCGTCCGGTGTTACCCATATAAGTTTTGCATCATGCATTTTACTTTTCCTTTATTCTGGAATTTTACCAACTGAAAGTTTAATTGGTGGGTGTGATCTACCATCAACGTCTTGAATGTTTCCCAAAAGTTCAACAATTATGTTTGCACCTTTTGCTAATTTTTCAAGTTCATCTGGTGTTGGCGTCCAACATGTTTGCATTCCAGGCGTTCCATCTGGATAAATAACATCGCGCACCGGTAATCCTAAATAACCTTGCGATTTACCAAGAACCCTTGTTGATTGTTGAAGTCTTGCAATCATCATTTTACTTTTCAAATCCTTATGATGTGTTATAGTTCAAAAAATTCTTAACAGATGACCAACGCAAAAACAAGATGGAATTTCACAACATGGTCAAGAAATTTTCAGCGCGAGTTGATGAAATAGTTTTAAAAACTGAAAAAAGATTGATTGCACTTGCGCGGCAATCAACGCAAGAACTTGTTGACCAAGCACAAACACCAGTTGCGAAAGGTGGAAAGATGCGGGTTGATACTGGTTTTTTGCGGGCGTCTGGTCAAATGTCATTGAACGGAATGCCAACCGGCCCTGTTCGCTCGGATGCCGATCAAGAACAATACAGTTGGCAACAAACAACCGTGATCACAACACTTGCGAAATTGAAACTAGGTGGCGCGGCGTTCTTTGGTTGGACGGCGAATTATGCGAAATATCGTGAAGCGTATGATGGTTTTCTTGAAACAGCCGTTCAAAATTGGCCCGCGATTGTTGACAAAGTAACAAAGCAAATAAAATCAAGGGTTAAATAAATGTCTAATGAACTGGTAATTAGAACTTTTCAAGACGCGGTTAAAGAAGCTGTTGCAGATAGCAACACACCAACATTGCCGATCAAGTTCAAAGGGCGAACATTCAAACCGCCAAAAGATCAACAATATGTTGAAATTGTTTTTATTCCAAACAATCCAGATGGTTTATTTTGGGGTTCTGAAAAACTGTATCAGGGAATTTTTCGTTTAATTTTTCATTGGCCTAATAATGACAAAGGAATTTATGAACCTTTGAATGTAATTGAAAGCGTTTCTTCATATTTTACAAAACAAAGAAAGCTTTTATATTTCACAACATCAACTTGGGATAATGGGCAACTTTGGGATAATGATCAAGCTTGGTTAAATGATGTTGGGTTTGACGTTTTCGCGCTGAACATATATGAAGAACCTAAATTATTGAGTGATATTGAGGCTGGCAAAGAAACGCTTTACCCTGTATCAATGGCTTACCGTAGTTTTCGCCCATAACTGAAAAGGAATAAGGCAATGAAACGATTTCTAACCATGACACCAACCCTTTTGACAATGGGCGTTCAACCGGCCCTGGCATTCGCAAACACAAACGCGGCGGCAACGCTTTGGATTGGTGTTGCAACCGCTGATGACGGTGAAGTTCCGCTTGCTGAAGATGCCGATCTTGATCTTGCCGGATATGAAGCACTGTTTTGGACGCAAATCAAAGCGGTTGGTTCACACGGTGAAGTCGGTCCTTCAACAAATATTCTTTCATATGACACTTGGGATACAAGCGTTATTCAGAAAGCAAAAGGGATGACTGATGCCGGTTCGCCTGAAATTGAACTTGCGCGAATTCCAACTGATAACGGTCAAATTGCGTTGCGCGCCGCATCGCTTTTGAACAACAACTTTGCGTTCAAAATTGTTCGCAATGATGCGCCCGCTGGTGGAACACCAACCATGATTTATAACCGTGGTCTTGTGACCGGTCCGCGCCGCCCGATGGGCCGGAATGAAGATTTTGATCTTGAAATCTTTACGCTTGGTTTGCAGCAACTTGAAATTGTTGATGACGCGGCGGCATAAAAACTGAAAACCCCAAACTGAAGAAAGAAACCCCAAAATGAACGATATTGCAAACATCGCACCAAAAGAACAAACGATTGAAATTCTTCATCCAAGTTCTGATGAACCGGTTGGAATTCGCGTTTCGCTAATGTCACCAGATGATCCGCGCATGAAAACCATCAAACGCAAGATCACCGATTTCAATTTGCAAAAGCAAAAGCGCGGCAAAGTGCTGAAAGCGATTGAAGTTGAAGATAACGAAATTGCTTTGATCGGCGCAACCTTGACCGGTTGGGAATGGTATGGCGATGATGTTTCATTCAAGGGTGAAAAGCCTGAATTCAATCCGAAAAACGTTGCGGCTGTTCTGAAAGAAATCACATGGTTCAAAAAGCAATTGAGTGATGAACTTGATGACACCAAGGGTTTTTTTTAGACCTATCACAAGAACTTTGTGAGGCAATTCGCGTTCGCGTCCGGTATGATACCAAAGATGAAAACGGTAAAACCAGGCGCGAACGCAATGAAGATTTTGATCAAGATAATCTAACACCAGAAATAAATATTCCAGAACACGGCGAATATTTAATTGAATGGTATTTTGAACTTTCAAACAAATTATTGCGCGTTTCAGATGGGGTTTGTTTACCAATTCCACCATCTGAATTCTTGGCTTGGGTGACATTAACGGGAAATGTTGTGCGCCCGTCCGAATATGATATACTGTCAGAAATGGATCAAGCTTTTTGCGCCGAAATGAATTCTGAATTGAAAGATTTTCAAGATCGGCAAAAAGACAAGGCAAATAAAAAGTAAAGGCGCGGGCAAAAATGGTTGATATTGCTGAAATTGGTTTCCGCGCTGATACAAGTGATCTTGATCGGGCGAATAAAAAGTTGCATGAACTAAGACCTTCAGCCGAACGGGTTGAAGGTGCGGCTGATGATCTGAACAGAACAATGACAAGAACAAACGGCGTTCTTGGTCGCGTTGCAAATGGTGCAACAACAACAACATCTGTTTTTGGTCGGCTTTCAAATGGTGTTCGTTCTTTAACATCTGGATTGATGGGAATTGCAACCGGCGTTATTGCCGGTTTCGCATTTGAAGCCATGATTTCGGGCGCGCGTGAACTTTCGGCTTCACTTTCAGAACTTGCAACCCTGTTACCGGCTGGTTCGGCTGAACTGGACGTTATGCGCGCCGCTGCAAGGGCAATGGCTGATGAATTCGGCACAAGCGCGGCGTTCCAGATTAAAGCGTTCTATGGGGCTGTTTCAGCGGGTGCAACCGATGCGGCGGCGGCGATTGATATTGTTGACACCGCGAATAAACTTGCGATTGGTGGTATAACTGATGTTGGAACCGGTGTTGATATTCTGACAACCGCAACCAATGCGTATGCGTCAATCGGATTGCTTGCGGCTGATGCATCTGATGCTTTGTTTACAGGTATGCGCGCCGGTAAAACAACCGTTGGTGAACTTGCGTCTGGTCTTGGTAACGTTATTCCAATCGCGGCTTCACTTGGTGTTGAATTTGATGAATTGGTTGCAGGAACGGCGGCGCTAACGCTTCAAGGTTTGTCAACTGCAACAGCAATCACAAGCTTGCGCGCAATTCTTTCAGGTGTTGCAAAACCAACCGCTGAAGCTGCAAAACTTGCAAAACAATTGGGAATTGATTTTTCAACAGCCGGTTTGCGTTCAAAAGGTCTTGCCGGTTTCCTTGCCGATATTGTTGAAAAAACCGATGGTTCAGCCGATAACCTTTCTGTTTTGTTCGGTTCAGTTGAAGCATTGAACGCGGCGCTTGCTTTTGCTGGTTCGGGTGGCGATGCATTTAATAGCATTCTTGAGGATATGGGAAACAAAGCGGGCGCAACCGATGCGGCGCTTACAACTGTTCAACAAGGTCTTGATCAACGTTGGGGTTTGTTGCTGCAAAAATTAACAAACCTTTCAATTGATTTCGGTTATGCGTTGCTTTCGGTGATTGTTCCAGCCGGTGAAGCGGTTGCGAAAGTCTTTGAACTTGCGGCTGATAACGCTGATGTTTTCGCAATCGCGCTTGGCGTCCTGGTTGCGCGTCAAATTCCTGCAATGATTGCCGGTTTGGTTCGCATGGGTGCAATGCTTACAACAATTCAAGCGCAATTCATCGCGGGCGCAATCGCGGCGCGCGGTTTAACCCTGGCAATGTCTTTAATTCCATTTGTTGCAATTGTTACCGGTTTAACGCTTGCTTGGCGCTGGTTCACCAGGTCTGGCGAAGCCGCTGATGTTGCCGCAACTTCAATTGATATGTTTGATGAAAGCGCGGTTACTTTAACAGACAGCTTGCAAGGTGTTGTTGATGGTCTTGCGCAAACTGAAGCGCAATTGCGAAACATTTCACAAACTGAAGCATTGCTTGCGCAAATTCGATACGCTGAAGAATGGCGCACCGCTTTAATCGGGGTTTCTGATGAAGTTTTAAAAGTTTCCGATGGTGTTCGTGATCAAGTTGGAATTTCTGAAGAAATGACCGCTGAATTTTACGATTTAGCAAATGCGGTTTCGCGCGGTCAAATTCCAATGGATGATTTGATTTCAAGATTTGATCGGCTTGGAACAGCGGTGCCGGAACTTGCGCCGATGGTAAATGATTTAATTCAATCGGCGCGAAACGCTGGGACACTTGGTGAAAATGTTGAACGGGTGAATGCATTGTTGCGGTTCTTGAACGGTGAAGCGTCCGATGCTGACAGAATTCTTTTGAACATCGCTGGAACAAACATCAGCGGCAACATTGCAGCGGGCGCAAATGAAGCAAGCCGTTTGGCAAATGAACTTCAGCGCGCTCACAACAATATGATTTCACTTTCAGCACAAGGAATTTCATCATTGCGTGAAAGTGAAATTCGGCTTGAAAATCGCGGTGATCCTGTTGCAACAGCGGGTGCGTTGGCTGGTGAACAATTCGGTGATATTACCGCTTTTGATCCGATCATGCAACCGGCGTTGGCTGAACAACGTGATGAATTCATTGCAAACGCTGAAGCAACTGAAATGAACCGTCAAGCCTTGATTGAATACCAAAGACAACAAGCGGCTGTTGCGGCGGCGGTTGGTTCAGCGGGTGGCGGTGGCGGTGCAACAGGTGCCATTGCAGAACAACAAACAGAACTTCAAAAGCTTGCGGAACAATACGGCGCTTTGAATGAACCGTTTTCACAAGCGCAATCGGCGTTTGATGCTGTTCAAACAGCAATGGAAAACGGTGTTTTGAACAATGACCAATTTGTTCAAAGCCTGGAAAGAATTCAAGCGGCATTTCTTGCAACCGGTGGAACGGCTGAACAATGGCAAAACATAGTTAATAAAAGCACCGATGACGTTTCATCGCAAATGAAAGATTTGGCTGAAAATACTTTGTCAAATCTTGGTGATGAATTCATTAATCTTGCGGTTGAAGGAGAAGCAAGTTTTGGCGATCTTGCAAAATCAATCATTAAAGACTTGTTGCGCATTGCATTTCAAGCTTTGGTTGTCAAACCGTTGCTTGGTTTTCTTGGATTTTCAGGCGGTGGAAGTTTTGGCGGCGGCGATGCGTTGCCGAACGCAACCGGAAATGCTTTCGGAAATTCCGGTGTTACACCGTTTGCGAACGGTGGAAGTTTCACAAACAGCATTGTGAACACCGCAACACCGTTCACGTTTGCAAAGGGTGCGGCGCTTGGCGTTATGGGTGAAGCCGGTCCTGAAGCGATCATGCCGCTAGAGCGCGGTGCGAACGGTTCACTTGGTGTTCAGATGTTCGGCGGCGCGGCGAAATCGGCAAATGTGAACAATTCGGTGAAAGTTGAAAACACCTATAAAATTGAAGGCGCTGTTTCTGAAGAAAAAGTTCTTGCAAATATCAGGGCGCAAGGTGAAAACACCAAGGAAGATGTTCGCAAATCAATGGTTGGTTGGTTGACCGATTATGAACAGAACGGAACCATGTAATGACCATCAATCACAAGATTTGGAATTTTCCAACACTGAAAATTGAAAGCCAATTGTTTCACGTCCCTGGTTCATATTTTGACGGTGGTTTGACTTCAGGCGGCGCGCGGATAATGTCACCGGAACCAGGCGGGCGATCTGTTCTTGAAATGCGTCTTGCGTATCAAGTGAACGAATGGAATTCACCTTTTTCATCCTGGTTAATGTCAAAAATCAATGGTGCGATTTTCAAAATTCAGTTGACTAAAACACCACAACTTGCATCTTTCATTGGTGAAAGTAATTACAACATAGTTTCAAATAATCTTTCTTGGGACAATGATTTTCCTTGGGATAATAATCAACCTTGGGCAAACGATGGTGCAAATGTTTCTGTTTCTGGAACGGCGCTTGAAGGTGCTGTTGAACTTTCCGTTTCAATGGGTTCATTTGGTGAAATTTTAAAACACGGTCATGTTATCGGTATTGGAAATTATTCTTACATTATTGATGATGTTTCGTATGTTGGAACCCGCGCCAATATTGTTGTTTCACCGCCATTGCGAAACGCTGTTTCTGATGGTTCAATTGTTTGGTTAAAACCTTATTTTACTGGTGCAATTGCAAACGGCGCTGAAATTCGTAATTCATATGATGCCGGAAACATTGGCGGAATTCAGTTGAACCGGATTGTGTTCAATGAGGTAATAATCTAATGCCTGATTTTTATGATGTTCTTGATGAATACATTGGCGGTGATGATGAATTTACCGATGTTCGGGCGATTGTGCGGCGGTGCTGGTTTTACGATTTTCTTGATCACCCTGTTCGCGTTTGGCAAGGAAAGGGTAAACTTTTCACGTCCGATGGTAACGAATGGTTAGGAACAATTGACGCCAATGGTTCAGATCATCACAAAACACCGGCAATAACCGATGGGCGCGATGGTTCATCAGCACGTTATGAAATGGGTTTGAATTTGATTGATACACCAGGTGCGGCGGCGTCTGCTGTTTATCAAGATATTAGAAATGAACAAAGCCGTGTTTTTGGTCGCAACGTCACTTGTTATCTTGCAATTTTCGGAATTAATGAAGGGTTGCGCCCGCAAACACCAATTGTTTTCTTTCGTGAATTTACAATGATGAATTCAAAGTTTTCGGAAAAGCTTGAATTTGTAAATGGTGCAAGTGTTAAAAATTATCAATGTTCTGTTGTCTGCAAAGATGGAAATTTTGGACGTTCTGAAATTCCAAACGGAACTTATTCAAACGCTGTTCAACAAGAACGGGCGCGGCAATTAGGTGTTGAAACCGATCTTGGTTGTTCATTTGTTGCAGCGTTAGCAAATAGAACGTATCAAATCCCATGAATGATCTTGTTTCAAAAACTTTGAAAAAATGGCGTCAATCGCAATTCACTTGGGGTTCTGATGACTGTTTACTTTCACTTGCAAATTACCTTGTTGATTGCGGTTATGAAGATTTCGGTGCAATTTTTCGCGGAACATATGATAATGAAACCGGTGCGAAAAATCATGTTGCAAATTGGGGTGGTGAAATCAATCTGATCAATTCAACCGGTTTGTGTTCAACTGAAGAACCGGTTGAAGGTGATATTGTTCTTGTTGAAATAAATGAACCGATCACCGGTCTTTGCACTGGTGAAAGAATTGCTTTCAGAACCGAACGCGGTGTTATAGAAATCGGCGTGAAGTTCTTAAATATTATTCACGCTTGGAAGGTCACACCATGCCACCAGTAGGAGCATTTTTAGCGGCGGCGGCGGCAAGCATCACGGCAACCGTTTCCGCTGCCCTGGTGGCCGTGGGTGGCTGGTCTGGCATTGTGGCGTTCTTTTCCAGCCCGTTCGGTGCTTTGATCCTGGGGGTGGGCTTACAGCTTGTCACAAGCCTTTTCATTCGCAAGCCGCAAGCACCGTCAATTGAAGCCGCGAAAGTGAATGTCCGATTACCTGAACCCGAACGATGGATGACAGCGGGTCAAAATCGGCAAGGTGGCGGCGTTATTTTTGCTGAATTTGATGCTGATGGAAATTTTTGGTATGTGATTGTTCATGCTGATAGTATTTTAACTGAAACCGTTGCTTTGTATTTTGATGATGAAGTTATTGAAGTTGATGTTAACGGTGTTGTTACGTCTGAAAACTTTCTTTTAGATGATGTTGGTAAATTTCAAATATTTACAACAACACATACTGAAGCTAATCCAACACCGCCCGCGCTTACAGAATTCAAAGCGGCGTTTTCGGGTGTTTGGACGGATGATCATAAACTTGTTGGAACAACTTATTCAGCAATTAAAATTTCACCAATATCATCTGAAAATCGTTATAAAATATTCCGTTGGCGCGGTGCAATTGGTATTGGTGAACCAAGTTTTTCAATTGTTGGTAATTGGTCAAATGTTTATGATCCGCGTGAAGTTTCACACACTTTAGGTAATCGCGCAACTTATGAGTTTTCAAGAAATCCTGTTCTTCTTTGGGCATGGTTCAGAACAAACCGATATGGTCGCAATAAAGCGGCTTCAAAAATCAATTGGGATAAAGTTGCAGAACAAGCGAGCATTTGCGGTGCAACAAGAACTGACATTGATGGTGGAATTGCGCCATTTTGGCAATGTGATATTTCAATTCCAGAAAGCACCGAACGCACAAACGGTGAACAGCAAATTCTAATGTCATGTGATGCGCAACTTGTTTTTGATGATGATGGTAAATGTTGGCCGCGCGTTGGTTATTACTATGCGCCAAGTTTGAAACTTGTTCGCAATCGTGACATTGTTGCGATGGAAAGTGTTGAAGCGCAAAACGGTGAAAGTTTAACACAAGGTGTTATTGTTCGTTATATTGATCCTGATGCAAATTACACCGCGCAACCTTGCGCACCATATGTGAACCCGTTCTATTTTGTTGAAGGTGAAACACCTAAATATTTGGTTGTTGATGCACTATCAATTCAAAATCATCGGCAAGCAATGCAACTTGCAAAATCAATTTCACACCGTTCACAATCGCCTTATAAGCTTTTACCAACCGTAGGTTTGCGCGGCTTGCGGGCGCGGCAAGAAAGAATTTTTGATTTGCTTTATGACAATGAATTTGCGGGTGATCATGAAATTGTAACGCCAACTGAAGTTGATGCTTCAGGTGCTTTTGTTGGTTTCGGTTGCGTCCCTATTGATGAAAACCGTTGGGCTTTTTTAACAGGTGAAGAAAGATCAAAGCCGATCACTGTTGACAGCTTGGTTTATTACCTTCCAACCTTACCAACCGGAATTGTTGTTGAATTTGTAAACAGCACAATAAGGGTTTCATTTGATGCTGCGTCGCGTGATGATTGGTCATATGAATTTCAATATCAATTGAAACCTGATGGTGTGACTGTTCCAGATGATGCGGAATGGTTGCCGATGGGAATTCCAAGTGATCAACTTTATGCGGTTAGCGGCGGTGTTGTTGCAAACGCTGAATATTTTGTAAGGTGGCGCGGAATTTCAACAGGTGGTGAAGTTTCAGCTTATGTTACACCAATTCCAACAATAAGCACTTCATCTTTAACACTGACCGGAACACCTGTTGTAACAGTTGAAATTGATGTTGCTTATACGGGTTTCACAATTGGGGTGACAGGGGGTCAATCACCATATATATTCAGTGACATATATGGACGGTTGCCAAACGGAATAACTATAAACACCGCATCCGGTGTTGTTTCTGGAACGCCAACCATCGCAGGAACTTACGCGGATATTCTAATTCGTGTTTCAGACAACGTTGGAAATTTTAAGAATTTTCCAACATTCACAATCACAGTAACGGAACCGTAAAATGTCTGCATATGATACCTTTAAAGCCGCAATTCTTGGTGATCCTTTTGACGCGAACAAAAAACCTTCAAGACAAGGTTCGGTTCAAGGATTTCTTGAACTTCAGACAAGGGTTGAAGCATTGGAAATTGCTTCAGGTTTAGGTTATCCAGATTTTGCGACAACATCTGCGGGCTTGTCTGGAACTGAACCAGGTGAAGGTTTCAGCGTATTTTCAAGCAATTTTTTATCGCTTTATGAAAATAACAGTAATTCAACTGCGGATTTGAAAGGTCAAATCCCTTTAAAATCATATGTTGATGGTGCTGATGATTTGAAAGCTGATCAAACATCTTTAGATGCTGAACAAGCTGCAAGAATTGCGGCTGATTTATTGAAAATTGAACAAGATGATTTAGATACTGCCATAATTGCAGAAACTACGAATAATGAAGAATATTTTAAAAGCGCGTTGATTGCAAAAAGAAAAACCAAAAATAAAAGCGCAAAGAAAGGAATTATCTTTGCTTCAATTGGTCAATCTTTGTCGGTTAGGCGCGATTACACAAGCGGGCAACCTAAAGTAGATTGGACAAGTCCTTATTCTTACATGATTGCCGGTGGTGCTGATAGGAATGCTGATGCTGATGTTGCGGTGAATGTTACATCTTTCAATGCTGACAGTGTTGATTATGAAAGTCTGGTTCGCTTTGAACCAGGAACAACGCAAGCCGGTAAGATTGACGGTTTTGCAATGATGACCGATTGCCCTACTGTTTGCGGAATTTACGCACTTGGTGCGCGCGATTATACGCAATTGCGCAAAGGTGGTTCTTCATTATTTGTTGATTTTTCGATGTTTCTTTCACAAGCTGTTTATCTTTTAAAAACTGATCACAATTGCGATGAAATTGAAATTATTTTCAGCTTTGCGCATGGTGAAGCTGAAACAGATAACATTGCAGCGGGTGGCGTTCCAGGTAGCGCAACACCGACAACAAAAGCGCAATATAAAAGATATATGTCAGAATGGTTCAGTGACATAGCTAAAACATGCAAGATTGCGTTGGATGATCTATCTTTTGAACCAATTTTTTTAATGCATCAAATGGGTGGCGTTTTCAATGATGATTGGCTTGAAATAATGCGGGCGCAATCTGAATTCGGTGATGAAAATGAAAATGTTTGGCTTGCCGGTCCAACAACACCTTACGGTTTCCAAGTCGATAGAGTTCACCCGCCTGGTGAAGCGCAAGCTTTAATGGGTGAATTCGATTGGTATCTATACAAGCGGGCGAAAGCTGGTTTGGAGACTTGTTTGAAAGCATATTCATTCACAAGAACAGGCGCAACAATTAAAATTCCGCACAATTACTTTGAAGGTTCTGTTGAAATTGGAATTAATGCCGGAAACATGACAGATGCCAGCGGCTTCAATAGTTCTGGTGTAAAGTGCATTTACGGAATTGAAGTTTTGGTTGATGGAACAGCGGTTGATATTACAAGTGTAACACCTTCTGGATTAACAACAACTGTTGTTCTTGCGGCTGATCCAGGTGCGTCAACAGTTGTTGTTAGAATGGGCACAATGGAAACAACGGGCGGTTTGAGAGGTGTTCCAGCTTTAACGTCAAGAAACAATATAAAATCCGAATGGTCGGGAATTCCTAGCAGATATATAACATCATTTACGCACCAAGCTTGGTTGTTGAACGATGTTATTGAAAGGGTAATATAATGTTTGCAAATGATCTGAAATATTGTGCTGGTGATGTTCGGCTTAGTGAAAAATATTTTGAACAAGATATTTTATATGATGAATTTACCGGTCAATCTTTTGATGGTTGGCGCGATCATTCCGGTTTGGAAAATCATCTTATTTTAAGAACAGGTTCCATATCATATGAAACAAGATATGGAATTGAAGGTGTTGTTTTTGATGGAACAGCGATTGCAACAATGCGTCAATATTTAATGATGGGTTCTGGAACACTGCTGATGTGTCTTTCTGGTGGATTAAGTGTAAATTCTGCGGTGAACCCGTTGACAATTGAACCATATGAAAAAACAAAAGAAAAAACAGGAAATCCAGCATACTTTATGCAGAGATATGTTGGTTCAGGAAATAACCGATTAAGCTGGGGTATTCCTGGTCAAACAGTTTCAGCAACTTTTGACGGTGATGCAAATGGTGATGACACAATTCAAAGAATTGGCATGTCTTGCGATATGAAATCCTCTCGGGGAAAAATTTATGCGCAAGTTAGTTCAAATTCTGTTGTTGAAATTGCAAGAAATGAAAACGCATCAATCATACCGCGCGGTTCAGACTTAATATTTGGTAGATTGGACCAAACCGTTAATGATGCAAACAGAGTTGCATTGTCAAGTGAAAGACAGCTTTGGTTATCACACGTCCAACAATGGGGAAATTTTCAAAAGGGAAATCTTTTGATTGATAATCAATCCGATGTTCAATCTCTTTTTTCAAAAATGACATAAGGTGAATGAAATGAACTTTCAAGGAACAGGTAAACGGCTTCATTCTGGTGATGTTGGTAAAGCCGCAAAACAGATTGGAATTGAAACGGCGGTGTTGCTTGCTTTCTTGGAAGTTGAAGCGGCGGGGCGCGGTTTCGATAATTCAAACCGTCCAAAGATGTTGTTTGAACCTCATATTTTTTGGCGCAATTTAAACGGCGCATTGCGATCAACGGCAACGCGGCTTGGTCTTGCTTATGCGCGGTGGAAACCTGGTAATTATCCGCGTGAAAGTTACACCAGGTTGGAAGCGGCAATTGATGTTTCTGAAGAACCGGCTTTTCTTTCGGCTTCATATGGTCTTGGTCAAATCATGGGTTTCAATCATGCTGTTGCAGGAAACCGAACCGCAAAAGAATTGTTTGAAACCGCAAAGAAAGGTGAATTTGAACAGCTTGTTCAACTTGTCACTTTGATGAAATCTTGGCAAATGCATAAGATGTTGCAACCTGGTCGGGATTATACAAGTGCTGACAATTGGCGCGCGGCTGTTAGAAAATACAACGGTTCCGGTTATGAAAAAAACAATTACCATGTGAAAGCGGCGAACGCTTACAAGAAACATTCCGGTCAAACCGTTTCCGTTGTAAATCGCGTTTCATCTGTTTTGAAAATTGGTTCAAAAGGTGAACCCGTCCGAAATCTTCAAGCCGATCTTGAAACGCTTGGTTATACTTTCACAAGCGGTGTTGATGGTCGCTTTGGTCCTGAAACTGAAAAGCATGTTAAAGGTTTTCAGAATATGAACGGATTAACTGTTGACGGTTTCGCTGGAACCAAGACGCTGAATAAAATTGCGGAACAGATTGAACAGCTTAAAGTTGACAAATCACCCGCATTACCTGTATTTGACAAACAGACACCTTGGCTTTCATTGATTGCCGCAATTTTGAAGGGGCTGTTTAAATGAAACCAATTTTCTTTGCCTGGACGCGATCTTTCTGGTTGTCGGCAATCGGGCTTGCGATGTTGATTTTTGGCGCACCGCCTGAAGTGCTTCATGGAATTGGCGCGGTTTTGTCAACTGTCACACCTTGGAACGCTGAACAGGTTGGAAACACGCTTACAGTGACCGCACCGGCAATCCTTTGGGTGATTGCCATGCAACAGCGTTCGGGTGCCGCAAGACCCTACACGCGCGATTTCAGGGCGATTTAAACCGTGTTCGCCGGATTGGTCGCATGGATCATGCGCGGCGGGCTTTCGGGCATTGCCGAACAGTTGCAAGTTGCGCATCGGAACAAGCTTCAGGCTGAAACCGATGAACAAAAACTTGCGGCTGATATAACCATCAAACAACTTGAAGCGCGGCAAAACGCGCTAATTCACGGCAAGGGCGCTTGGATTTCCAAAGCTGTTCAAGCCGCATGGGCATTCCCTTTCATCATCTTCAACTTCAAAGTGATTGTTTGGGATAAGGTTTTGAAACTTGGTGTGACTGATCCGCTTGGGCAATTTGAACAGAACATTGGAATGATCATTGTTGGGTTCTATTTCCTTGCAACAGGTGCGGCATTCACAATTAACCAGGTGCGAAAATGACAACAGCAAGAGAACGAGCAGAACAGCTTGATCAAATCACAAAACCTATAAGAAATTTAGCTTGGTTGCTTGCTTTGTTGTTTGGTGCATGGGTTCAGTTTCTTGGACCTGGTTTAACCGTCCAATTACGTGAACTTTCTGGAAGTAATGATTTGCGTCATGATATGCAAGTTGGTTTTGACAACATAAACAATCGTTTATTGTTTATTGAAGATAATATTGCACCACCTGTTGTTTCAATTTGGAATAGCAATCGGCAACTTGGTTTTTGCGATGAAAATGATTGCCGTGTTTTACACAACATTTCAAGAACTTCATACGGTTCAGATTGTGGAATCCCTATTGCATCGGCTGAAATAAAACTATTCAACGGTGAAATCTTTCAATTGCCGTTCGGAAATGATTTCAATGAAGTTGAAGCAACTTTGAACGGTTTAAATGTTATTGTTCCGTTTATAATTGCTGATTACATTCCTGATGGAAATCATGAATATCGCTTTCAAAACATTTATCCAACTTGCGAATGGTCGCGTGAACCAATTCCGCGCTTTTCACCTTGGTTTGAATTGGTTGTTTCACGTAATAATTAATTTGCGCGCTTCAGCAATATACCAATCATAATTTAAATTATTGAAATCAAAATCAGTTGCGCGATTGCATTCCGCAACTTTCCAACCGGCGTTAATTGACATTTCACGAATTTTATTCTTTGATTTGTTTTTAGTATGAATTCGTTCATCCCAAACACCAGGGCCAATTTCATTAATGATCTGATTATAGAACACATCGGTCAACTTGTTTGCGCGCTTGAACGCACCAACAACCGCACCTTTCGCGGGCGGGCTGATTTTCTTCATTTCCGAACCGTTCACGGCGATGAAATAACGGGTTGTGCTTTGAACCTGGTTCGCGCCGATCATCAGCTTTGATGCGCGGTCAACCTTCACCCGCAACATGAAATCAAACGGGTCATGTTGGGTGCGAATGAACAAGGCTGGATCAATCCCTTGCGTCATCGCGGCAACGGCGGCTTTGGTCACAACAACCGGATTAAAATCTTTGTGCCATGCGGGCGGTCCTGAATTGCTGATACTTGCCGCATAATCAAACGGGTCTGGGTGCCAATACGCGCCTTTTTGCTTCAGCTTTGGCGGCTTGTTATCACCAGGTTCTTGCTTATCTTCAGCAATATAGTTGTTAACGTCCCTGATCCACATGCGCGAATAATAACCGCTTTCAAGTGTCAACATGGTGTAATTATCCCAAGTCTTTTCAACTTGTTCAGCTTGCGCAACATGATCTTTGTGAATTCGGTATGTTATACCATCGGTGTTCACCTGAATGAATTGGACGGTTGGAACTTCAAGCAACATTTCCGCCAACATGCAAAGCATTAATTGACCATTAATCGTGATTGTCATTGTAAATTTAGGATCATAAAAAACGCTGAATTTGCTGTTGCTGTTTCCATAGGTTCCATTTGCCGCAAGTTTCAAAGATGCGTTTTCAACCGTTCCTTTTTTGTGCGTTCGGCGTTCGGTCAACAACCCTTCATATTCAACAGAAAACGCTTCACCTAAATGTTCAGGGCGCAATTTGTTCACAACCGCAATTGATGGATAAAGGCTTGCAACGTCAATATCTCTGATCAACCATTCTTCAGTTGCAATAATCTTTTGTTTTTCAACAGATGCATGAATTCCGCCCGTTCCAAATTTGAAATCAATTCCGCCAACGTTCGCTTTCAAACCGCTAAACACACCTTTGGTTTTGATTTGTGAAAGTTCTGTTTCACCTGTTTCAAGATTTTGAATTTCTTCAGATGAAAGTGTTTGTGATTTAAGATAATCAAGAACACGTTTGAATTCAGGGTTGTTAAAAAATACATATGGAAAGATTATGTCATTCAATGCAATTTGGTGGCGCACCGATTGACGCGGCTGTTTCCGGTTGTTAACGTATTCATAGCACATTTCTTTCCCAAGACGCTGTTCAAGAATTTTCGCGCCAATCTTGGTATCATTAAAATTCATTACATCACCTTGAATTTTGTCAATCAATCCAATTCTGAAATTGATTGCTGGCAATGAGTAATGCGCAAAACGTTTTGTTTCCCTAACATCGTGTTTGTTATATGGAATTAAAATTTGTTGAATTTGCTGTTCTGAAAGGTTTTCACCAAGCGCAATTTCTGTTCCGATAGGGTCCGAAACAGTATGTGAACGCATGTTGATTTGAAGTGCTTTCAAGCTTGTTGTTTTCGCGCGGTTATCCATGTGATGAATTTTGAAAAGATCAATTTGCGGTGCGAACCGGTCACTTTGCCAAACCATGTTTGCGAACCGATTTGTTCCGCTAATGATCTGCATTGCGAATTCATAAATCTGTTCAACAGTTGCGTTCGGGTTCTTCATCAGAAAATGAATAACAGGATAATCAAAATGTTCGCTGTTGAAACCGATCATTGCGGTTTGTGTTTGGTTCAACCAATTGAACCATTCAAACAGCTTTTGCCGATCATCCTTGAAATGGCTAATTTCCCAAGTTGAACCAATGTCTTGATGTAAAAGTTCCGCGTCCAATGTAAAAGCATTTGGAAACGTTTCAATGTCATAAACAACAGCTTGATCAAGGTTCATTGGTTCAACTTATTCTTTTTCAAAATGGTATGCAATCTTCAAGAACACCGTCATATGTTCCCATTGCTTGAAATTTGCGGCACTGTTCACCTGTTACAGCGCCGCAAAGATCACACACCCTTAACCGTTTGGGTTGTGCATTCCTGGTTGCATGTTTCCAGGCATTGCCGGTTGACCGGTGTTTTGTGCGGGCGGCTGTTGCCCTGCATTCTGAACAAAGTCATTTGCAGGCGGCGGCATGGTTCCAGGCTGGCCCATTGGCGGTTGCTGGCCCATTGGCGGTTGCTGGCCCATTGGCGGTTGCTGGCCCATTGGCGGTTGCTGGCCCATTGGCGGTTGCTGGCCCATTGGCGGTTGCTGGCCCATTG